TATTAGGGCTTCGTTTCAATACAAAATCACTATATACTTGCACACGATTATAGGTATATTAAGAGGTCAGTATAAACCCTCTTAACAACCATATTATATTATATTTAACGTTTTATATTTTTTTTCCTTATACGTTAAAAAAGGATAAATACTCACCAAGTATTCTAAATTATAATGTACTACAATCTTTTTACACCATTTCAAAATATAATTATACCATTCCTCTTCATGCAAAGATGATTCCATCAAAGCTGATTGAACAATCTGAAAAATTTGCTCTGTAACATCAATTTTATTAGTATGAACTCTAAATAACAACATCTTAACTATTGATTTTTTATCTAGAGGTGCTATATATCTATTAACATCACTATCAAAATAAAATTGTCTCTTTAAAAAATCAACCTCATTGATAGCTATTGCTAATTCAGAAATTTCTTGCTTATCAGCAGTTGTATATTCAACTCCAATACCAGCTAACACACTCTCAATAGTTAGAAAATTAAAATGACCTAAAACACTCTTATGTAAACATAAAACATTGTCATCTCCATACGCTAACATTCTAACACCAATGAAAAAATCTTTGACTTTGTATCCAACCATAATCCATACATACATCATATACAGAACATTTACAAGACTGTTAATATCAACAGTAAGAACATGTCCTGAAACATTAGATCCAAACAATCTAAAAAATACACCATGTATGAACAATATTGGAAACATACTATCATGCATAATACCATACAATATCTTATAATCATCAGCAGTTAAATCACAATAATGTGTTAATAAATTAAGTAACATTAAATAAGCATATCTGATCATAATAGAAGACATCTTCTTATCATATTTTTTAAAATCACCAGCTACAGCTCTTAATTCATTAGGATCAATATCTCTAAATAAATACCTATACATATTATCCCATTGTTCACTAAAACAATTAACACCTACAGCTGTTTTAAATATAAAATTATTTGAATGCATCAAAGCAGATAATTTTAAAAAATATTTTCTTACTAATAAGTTCCAAGCGAACATACCACATGAGAATACTCTAGTTTTGCCAACTTTTGCTGATTTAACAGGTTCATCTTTTAAACATACTGTAAAAACATGATTATATGTACCATATTCACAATATTTCTTTTTAATATCATCATACATATTTTGATAATACTCATTTAACCACACACCATCTGGGTATCCATCCCTTGGTGCACTAATAACACATTCACGTTTAACACATTGGTCTGGAAAACCCGTACTAGTTGATAAATTCATACCATCAACGTAAGCAAGAGATGGAACACCATTTAATGCTTCATAATCATTTAATATTAAATTATCAACTTTTGGACCTTTTTCTAATTCTTCAATCATATATTCACAAAATGCTTTAGCAACATGTTCAACAGCAGCTACATTAATATCATTTCTAATTTCACAACTATGTTGAATACTCTCATAATAAGGATCAACATAAGTGCCAACACCATCTGGTTGTTCTATAATGTAACCCTGTAAATCCCTTTCATGTAACCATCCAGCTCTTAATTCTGGTGCATAATAATTTGTTACACATTCTGGCCACTGTACTAATAAATCACTATAGAAGCTATTAAATATGGATCTATCCAACATTCTAACATTACTCTTATATTGTCCAGTTTTAAAATTATTGGAATAACCAATAATTTGACCACTTCCACATAATTTATTAACAAAGTGCCTATCTGGTACATCACTCAAAAATTTAGGATTAACAATACCACCCAACTGTGGAACTATTTCAGTATCACTAACAGTAGCACCACAAAATTTATCTTTATTCTTATCAATCAGCACAACTCGTTCTAAATTCATTTGCTCAATTGCTTTAACAATATCATTTTTATCTAACAAAGTACTCAATCCTTTATTAGCGCCATGATCAAAAGCAACATGAATACCACAAATAGCATGACAATTACCTTTGGAAATTATGGTGGGGGCACCACAATCACCTGGTTGTGTCTCAATATCATATTGAATGGTCTTATTTAACATAATCTCATCATGATCTTTATATTGATATAATTTATCAACTATAGTGCAGGAACTAGTTCTCTCTTCATAATTACATTCCTTATCATACATCATTAATGTACATTTTTGAAATGTTCCACCTATTGAATCAACTCCAATGAATTTTAATATATTTGGAACATATGGTCTCGATAATATTTGTATTAAACAATAATCAGAATTTAAAAAAATATGAGCATTATTAATAGCAAATTTATCATCATTACTTAAACCATTACCATAATTTTCATCAAAAATAGAAACAAATTTCTCTTTTCCAACACTAGCTTTATTTAACATCTTTAAAAAATGATA